TCCATTGGTGTAACGAGATACTCACCATCATCCGGATTTGTAGTAAGGATAATATGCCAGTCTTGTGGTAATGACCAGCTGATATATTTCTGTGTCTCAATCAATGTCATACATGCTTGTATGAATCTTGAGTCTGCGCGGGAATAATCATCTAATAGAAGAATACCTCCTTTATCACCTAGACCAACAATCCATTCTGGTGGGCAATATGTCATCTGTTTTTCACCGGTAAATGTATAACCATGTTTTAGATATTCATCTACAGCATGTTCATCAACCCACATACAGGATCCTTCTACAGTTACAGTCTGAGGTACCATAACATCTACAGTTTTTGGACCTGCAGCAGTAGTTACTGTTTTAGGAGTATACACGTTTTTGGTTTCTTGTTTACACAACTCAAATTGTCTTACAGGAAAACCAACTAGATCACCTAGTTCTTCAATCATTGCCAGGTTAACTCGGATAAAGTTAATTCCTAATTCATTTGCAAGTTGTGCAATAGCAGATGTTTTACCAAGACCTGCATTTCCCTCTACGTTTACTGTAACCGGTACTTTACCTTGAGATTGTAGAAATCTGTTATTATTTATGATATGAGTTAAAAAAGATTTTAACTCCTCGATGTGTAGGTTTACTAACTTATTTTCTATTTTTTTACTCATTTAATTAAGTTTTATTTGAGGACCAATTAGGTTCTCATTTAATTTTGATTTGCTACTCATTACCCATAACATTCTTCCTTTAGCTGGATCTGGAGCGGGAGCTTCACCATCAGTTAAATAAATAAGACATGTATACTTGTGAGTATTTTCATTGTAATAATCTAGTACCGGATCAAATGAAGTTCCTCCTCTACCATAGATCTGAAATTCTTCCCTATGATTATATTTTCCAATATGACTTATTGCTGAGTCACATTGAACAATAGTTATTTCAGAACCGGTTTTTTGCATGTGATAAATCTCATGTAAAAATTCATTTAATTCTTCTTTGCTTACTGATCCTGATGTATCAATAGCTACTAGAATATGGCGTTTAGGTTTAATCTTTAAACCTGGGTTTTCAAAGTATCTTTTATTATACTTTCTCCGGGATTTCTTAGTATAGATCTTTGTGGATCCTCCTATAAATCTCCTTAGATATGACCTCCAATCAAATTTTGGTGGGTCAACTCTATTAATTTCATCAAGGATGTCTTTAAATTCTCCAGGAACAGTTCCTCTAGATTTAGTAACTTGTTCAGCTACTTCCTTAAGAATATACTCAGTTTGTTTTTTAATGAGCTTTTGTGTTGCTTCATCAAGACAATCAAACTCAGCCCATGATTTATGATCTGGGATATCTAATGTACCGGTTCCGTTTCCTGCAACAATCTCACAGGACTGTTTACCTGATCCGTTAGCTTCAATTGTAGCATTAAGATTAGGACAACTACCATCTTTAGCTCCTTGCATTAGTTTCTCATAATAATAGAGAGTTCCTGCTTTAGGATTGAGTTTTAATTCTGGATAGGAAGATAGTAGTACAGGATTAGGAGGTAAATCATCAGGATCTATATACTGGTTAACTTCAAGATCCATTGCTAAGTTTTTAAGAAGAGGATCTTTAAGATGCTTGTAGTCTGTAATGTGAAAAAAACCTATGTGTAAGAGTTCATGTTTTAGAAGACCCCTTCTAGTATTATCTACTAGACTATCCCAAAAGAGTTCATTAAGATAAAGATGATAATTTATACCATTTTTACCTACACCTGCAGTAGGAACAGATTTACTCCAGACTTTATTCAGCATCATAAGGAACAGTCCATAAAATGGTTCCCGGAGCATTAGATCTTTACTAATTCTTGCTAATTGTTCTGATCTCATATTTTATTTTGTTTGTAAAATCTACCAAGAATATTACCATTTAAATAACGGTCATTCTCTAATACACCTAAAGTAAACTGATACTTTACCTCGTTATAGGTAAGTTCAGTTTTACTAAAGCATATTTTAAGTATTGTTCTTTTAATTAAGTTACCATCTTTATGGGCTTTCTTAAGAGTTTCATTACTACTGTAATAATTTTGATAAGAAGCTTTACTTACCCTGGTGTATTTTTTCATTCTTTTATCAGTAGGCATAGCTTTTTTACCAATCTTCTTCTTGATACTAGCATGGAAGTTTTTCTTACCTACATATGAATATGATTGACCATTTAGTATAGTAGACATTTCATAAATAAATCCTACTGCACCATCTGGTATCATTTCATCTGTAAAGACAACACCGTTATAAATCCAACTCATGTTAATGCTTCTTTTAGTAAATTATTCAATTCTGTTTTTACTTTACTAAGACCATGATCTTTCATGGAATCAGTAAGATCTTTAGATAGAGGTAATACAATACCTTTAACTTGATACTTATCAGTATATTTTTGCATTGCTTCAATACCTGCTTTATCATTATCAAATAAAGTACAGATTCCTTTAAATTTTAATTTATAGGAAGTCATTACATTACTTGGAATAAGATTGTTTTCACTATCTGGAGCAATTGCTTCAATACCGGTGTAACCTAATTTCTTAAACCCTAAAATATCTTTAAGTGAACTTAGAATTACTAAATATTCTGAAGCGTAATTTAACTGATCCGTACCTTGGATATAGTCTTTGACTTTAATAAATTTATTGTCTTTAACTAAAGGTTGATAGATTTTATAAAGGGAACCGTCAGATCTAAAATAACCATAGATACAGTATTTACCTTTAATTTCAAGTTCATGTAATTTACCATCTTCTTCCTTGGTCATTTTATATGAGTCAAGTGGTTTTACATTATATTGTTCTAACAGTTTAGAACCTATATGGAACTTAGTCCAATATTTTTGATCAACATTAGTCCAGTTTCCAACTTTCCAATCAGTTACTTTATACTTTTGTTGAATTTTAAAATCTCTTAGACTATAATCCTCATTATTATTAAGGATAAATTGGTTATAATCTGAAATTACTTTGTATGCTGCTTCACCTCTTGTACTTAAATCTAAAAGAGATTGTACTAAGGTTATTCCATCTCCTTTTTTATCAGTTGAAAAGTCTTTAAAAATATACTTATTCAAACTTCTAGAAAAGTGAACATAGAATGATGGGTTTTTATCTGATGGGTTAAATGGGGATTTTATTCTCACATCTTGGCCACATAATCTTTCATCTAGTTTTAGATAAAACTCAAAAACCCATTCTCTTGGTATTTCACTTAATTCTGATATTAATGATTTTGTACTTAACATATGAGTAAATAAAAAAGGTGGATATATAATATACCCACCTTTATAATAAATAATTGTGTTCTTACATTAAGAAGTCATTGCCTGCAGCCGGAGCATCAGGTGTATCAAATTCAGATACATTCTCAACTTTTTTCTTAATAATATGTTCTTCCGGATTAAATTTGACAACATTAGATGTTCCAAATTGAGCTCCAGCTTTACTGTATTTAGGAAGGAATAATTCATAATTCATGTAACCACCTTTGTTAAGGTATTCTTTACCAGCAATACAATATTCTATTGTTTTACCAGCAAAAGGTTTTTCATCATTGAATTTACTTACCAGATCTTCAATTGTTTCTCCAGATCTGCCTTCAATACCTAGTGCATTGCATAGGTTTTTAATAAACTTTAAAATCTCAGAATCGCGAGTTATTTCAATTCCTGTTTTAGTGGTACCATTAGCAAAAGCCCATTGACTAGCTTTAACTTTTCCAACTTGTCCTTTATGGCGACCTTTAGAATGATCTTCATTATCTATGAAAAATCCTTCAAAATCTTTACCCATATCTGGACCTTCAAGATTAAGTACAACATGATAAGCTCCTTCTTTAAATTTGAAAGGTTCAAGTTCAATACTATTAATCTTACATACTACATTACCTGGTTGTAATGTTTTTGGTATATTACTACCACCAATTTTTACATCGTCTGTACTTAAATTACTCATTTTGATTTAATTAAATTGTTAGTTATTCTCCTGATCTAAAATTATTTCCGCTATTGTACCATCTTCATGTCTTTTGATCTGACTTTCATTTTTAATGAAGGTATCAGCTAATTCTTCAGTAGTATACAAACCTAATAATAAATCTGGACCAATCCTATTAGATCCTTTAGCAAGACATCTTGCAAAAAGCATTTCCTTCAATTTGTTACCCCGGTGACTTTTTATTCTCCGGTTCTTATGGTTTCCCATAAGTTCAGCATATATCATTACATAGCTCTTTTCTTCTTTTACCAGTTTTAATTCTAGATATCTGAGATGGATTTACACCATATATTTTGGCTATCTCCCTATTAGTTTTACCTAAATTAATTAGCTCTCTTATTTTGAGAACATCCTGTGTTTTAATTTTAGTGATATAATTATAATCACCAAAAATCTTTTTTTGAAGTCCATTTTTAAAAGAATGTAAAGTATTTTCTGAATAAGTCATCCATTCCAAGTTAGAACCTTTATTGTTTTTTTTATTACCATCAATGTGGTTTACAACAGGTTTATTCATTGGGTTTGGTACAAAGGTTTCAGCAACAAATCTATGTACTCTTTTAGTTAGAGGTTTGTTGTTTTTTGTAAGTTGAACCGTAATATAACCTGTGCGAATATCAAAACCAGTTTTTCTGATTTTTTGTTTTGCATTACCACGTTTTATTAATGATCTAACTCTACCCATGTTACTTACTTCATATAATCCTTCATAATCTTTTAAAGGCTTCCAGATTTCTATTTCCATCTTACAAAGATAGTATTTATTTCTGAAATGCCATAATCTATGTACTGGGCACTCGTGGATGGATTATTGTGTGATCTACTCACCATCTATGCGTTGAACCTCCTACTTACTTTATGATCTTTAGTAGTTTGGCTGCTGATTAACTTATCATTTCTGACTTAGCCTTCCAGACAGTTCACCCAGTTTTACATGCCCAAGCTATTTAGGCATTCTTTTCCAATTATCTTTTGTCGTAAGACCTTGTAGTTCAGCATCTTTCCATGTGAAACTGCAGATCTCCTCTATATTTTCTCTGTAAAAAATAATGGTTGTTCTTCTGTCTATTGGTTTTTCATCAGCTTTAAGAATATCGCTGGTAGAACCATCTTTATAAACATAAACACC